GTCGTGGAGGCAAAGCCAAATAGCTTAAGTATCCCCCCCCCTAGCTCGTCGTTCGGCCGCACGTTTGCGTTGATGACAAGGCCAGCAGACGCTCTGGATATTGGTGTCATCCCATTTCGATCCACCATCACGAATGGCGATGATGTGATCGGCGACCTCAGCACGGGAATAGATTCCATGGACTCTACAGAGGCGACAGGTCGGCTCAATTTCCCGTTGGCGTTCACTACGAACACGCCACGCATGGGAAGAGTAGAACTTCCGCTCGTCGAAGGTTTTGGTATCGCGGTTGGGTTGAGGTTTGTGTGTGGGACACGGTTGCAGATGAGGACATCCGACAGTCGGGCAGGGCTTGCCCAATCAAGAACGAATCTCTCCAGGGCTGAAGAGAAGCGCACTGTTTCCGGTGCGTCCAGCCCAAGGGATGCAGTCACGTTGCGAAGCCCAGTAATCCTCAGCATCTCGGCGAACACGTCGGAATCCACGAAGGGAATGCGTGAAGAATAATCCGCCGTTTCGAAATTCGGCGATGCCGCGTTGGACGAACTGAGTCGCGCGTTTCTCGCTGGTGAAATTCGCTTCACCGGCAATGGGATTCAGAATGCGAACCTTTGCTGATTTCATTTGTTTTGGAAATGCGGTGTCAACTGGGGCTCTTAAAAGTCCCCGTCGCACGAAGGGCGGGCCGGACGCTACGCCGGGCAACAAGCACAGAACTAATCAGGAGTGTTTTACCGGAACAAATTCATTGTGAGAAGAAGTTTTTACTACGGCGGGGTAGTAGAACTGGACCGTCGATCGTTCTGCGCGTCCCATTTACATCGGGTTGAACAGTATTTCTGATCAAGGTTTCGTGTGTCGAATCGCTCTTCGCATTGGAGGCAGCGTTTCTTGACGACCAGGTCACTTGCCTCGACTTCCTGCCAAGCTTCCGGGCTGCCGGTGAGGATGCGCACAGTCAGGATCACATTACGCCTCGACCAGGGTTTTATCGTGATGTTCACGCCACGCCTCGGACTGCGGGACTGGCTTTCGATCGAGCCAAGTCTTCAGGCTCACCACGGCGGCGGACCCACACTTCGGACACGTCGACGTTCCCATGAACACCTGCTCGCAGGTCGGCTCAACGCAGAACATCGCAGTGTCGAGCGAGAAGCCCGGGTTGGTGTCGTCGCAGTAGCGCTGGGGTTTCATGCGATGGACTCCAGAGGATTGACTCGCTGATCCTCTGTGAATATGCCAGCCTGTTTGCCGTTGCGGTTCCACAGCACAGGGACGACAGCGACGATCACTCGAGGACTTTCCGGATCGATGAACTTCTGAACGAACTTCGACACAACCTGGCGATCGTTTTTGATCACACCGCAGGCCTGCATCATGTCGAGCACGATCGCTTCATCCAGGTCGGACTGGTTGGTGCGATAGTAGATCGAAATCTCCACACCGACCGGCATGTCCCAGCCGACACAGGCCTCGGCCGGCAATTGTTTTTTGAAATGCGCCTGGAAGACGCGAGCCTCTTCGCTCGGCACCGGAATAAGCCACTGCTTCTGTCCGCAGTAGGGGCATTTGGATCCACCTCGGGTCTCGCCGTGCTTCTGTCTGACGGGAACAATCTGCCGGCTGTTTTTCAGGCTCGCGCATTGGGCCAAAATCGTGAACTCAATCCGACGGGAGTTGGAGACGTCTGCACTCATGCGGGCCTCTCCACATCCATGGGACTGTCGGGCAACAGCACCCCGATTTTAACGCGCCGGCCACGGTCATGACCCGCCTCCACGGCAGCCTTGGTGAGCTGGTCTTCCATCCATTCGGTGTCGTCCCCGGGGTCGTAGGGACAGGTGACGTGGATGTACTTCGGGTCGAAGCCCAGCAGCTTCAGCCCGGACCAATGCTGGAGAAACCCTCCCGGCGTCATCCGCAATTGCAAGTGCTTCTGAATGGCGAACCAAACGTTTTCAAGGGTTTCCGGTGTTATTTGTGACCGCTCGCCCGCAGCTTCTATCGAGCGGTTAACTATCTGGGTTTGAGAACTTTGTGGGAGAGGGATCTGTCTCTCTTTCTGCCTCTGACTCTTCTCTGTCTCTTCTCTCGCGAGCGCGCGAGGGCTAGCATATGTGCTAGCAGCGGCGCTAGCACTATTGATAGCGTGCTTGCTAGCAAGTTTGCTAGCGTGTTTGCTAGCATCCTTGATAGCAGAATCCTCGATCCACTCCAGCCATTCCGAGGTCACTAAAAGGTCGATTGGGACGGCCCTCTTGGTGAGGAGTTTTGTCTTCAGCCAGGCCTGGTCGGCGGGAAGGCGATTGTCGGTCTGCGAGGCGAGGATGAAGATACCCAACAGCAAGAATCTGTCCGGTTCGCTCAACTGGAAGAACCGGGGATCGTCGAGGATCGATCGATACAGCTTGATCCAGGGAGGATTCCGGTCCTTGTAATGCTGGAACTTTTCGAAGTTGCGAACCCGAAACTGTTTCATACCGTTTCCCTTCTTCCTTAGCACAGCGCGGCGATCGCGATGCCGGCTGCAACCAGGCCGATAACGGCGGTGATCGTCCAGCCCGTTTCGGATGGAGGTTCACCGGGTTCAGTGAAGCGGATGGTTTCAGGATCCATGCGGTCCAGCTTCAGCAGTCTCATGCTTCAGTTCCTCATCAGGCTTGCGATCGAGAGTCGTTAGTTGAAGAAGAACCCTCCCGTCGATGCACATATCGAAAGGATGGTTGCGGCAGCGGACACACTCCTCCAGGTGCCTATGGAAGCGATCGCTGAAGCTCACGCGGCAACTCCTGGAGGAAGTTTCAAGCGGCGAAACTGGTGGGGCCCGTCATGGACGATCTGGTAATTACGAATGTCCTGGACGTCGAGACGCAGACGCGCAGCGAGCTCGAGTTCCTTGACGATGCGCGCGCGGCCGGCGCAGGGTTTGCATTTGCCCTCGCAGAACATGCAGGAGCATCGGCCGTCGGTACAGTGCCAGCAGTTCATGCCGCAGCCCCGAGAAATGAGAGGCCGGAGGAATAGCGCGCCCGTCGAATCGCGCTAACGGTTCCTCCGGCAGAGGCGAGTTTTTCTTCGATTTCTTGCCATACAGGTGAGCTGAGTTGAGTGGAAGAGTGACGGGGAAATCTATAGACTTCCGCTCCGCGCGAACGCTCCAAGCCCGACCAAGGATTTAAGGAGCGCCCACGCGTCAAAGGAGCGGAATCATGGCCCTGTACAAACGCGGCACCGTCTACTGGTACACGTTCGTTTTCCAAGGCAAGAGGTTTCAGGGATCGACAAAGCTGAGGAACATCCGGAAGGCCGAGACGTTCGTCACGACATTGAAATCGAACCTCGCACTGGGACGCATCGGCATCCGGGAGTTGAAGCCCGGACCTGCGCTTCAGATCTACGCGGAAGATTTCAAGAAGTTCATCGCGATTCACAATAAGAAGCGGCCGCGCACGATTGGCTTCTACGAGGAGAAGCTTAAACGCCTGCTCGAATTCAAGCCCTTGGCCGAAACCCGCATCTCTGAGATTGATGAGAAGCTGATCCAGCAATACGTGGAGCATCGCGCAACGTCGGTTGGCCCCGGTTCGATCAACAGGGAACTGGCGACGCTGCGCAAAGCCCTGCGCATTGCCTGGAAGACCCACAAGCTCATCAGCGGCGTGCCCTCGTTTCTCCGGCTGCCCGGCGAGGTCGAAAGGGATTTCGTTCTGAGCTACGAACAGGAGAAGGCGTACCTTGCCCAGGCCACGGCCACCTTGAGAGACTTTGCAATCCTTTCGCTGGATACGGGAGTTCGCGCCGGCGAGGGCGCCAGCCTGGCCTGGGAAGACGTCCACCTCGAGAGCGCGCCCAACGCCAAACTCGGTTACATCTTCATCCGGGAAGGTAAGAGCAAGAATGCCCGCCGGATCCTCTCGATCACGCCGCGGGTGAAGACCATGCTGGCCAACCGCCGCCGCTTCAATCCCGAAGGCAAGTACGTCTTCCCTGGGATCCGGAAGGGAACGCATGTCCTGGTCTCCTCGCTCGGCCACCTGCACATCGCGGCCAGGCAGAACACGATTCTGGAGGACGGTAAAGTGCTGCCCAAAACGTTCGTCCTCCATTCCCTCCGGCACACCTTCGGGACCCGGCTGGGCCTGTGTCCGGATGCGGACGCTTTCACTATCATGCGAATCATGGGACACTCTTCGGTCATGGTGAGTCAGAAGTACGTACACCCCACGCCGGCCAGGCTGGAGCGGGCCTTCGAGCAGCTCGAGACGATGAACGCGATGCTCCGGGGCGAGGCGAGGCCTGAAGTACCTACAGTTTCCACTACAGGCGCCATGAAGGGGTGATCGGTCTTCTGCAACTTGTTGAGTTTTAACCTGCGCCCGTAGCTCAGCTGGATAGAGCATCGGACTTCGAAAACGATTGCGACTCCATGCCCCAGACAGCCTCACCGGACCCCTCCAATTTTTTCAGTGACTTGGGTGAATGACTTAACCGGTGCGACCTCCCCTGGAATGCACGGACTACCTACAGTTCTCACTACAGTCTTTTGTGCATCGATGAAGGCGCGCAGATCGCTTGGTTCGATGCGCCGAACACGGCCCAGGCAAGCCACCGGGATAGCCCCTTCGCGGATCAACCGCTTCAGTTTCGTCTGGGAAATTGAGAGCACTTTCGCGGCCTGCTCGTAGGTAAGAAGGGGTTCCATCACGCCGGCAGTCTCCGGACACTACGGTTCCATCGGTTGATGAACTCGATGATGTCTCCGCGCTTCCACGGCCGGATGAAATGCAATACCCGCATCTAGGTCTCCACCAGCGGCCGATACTCCATCTCGGGAATATCAAACGTCCAAGCCACGGCCTGCCGCGCACGCTCCATCTGTGGCGGCACGCGGAGCAAATACTTCTTGATCGTGCCGTCCGGTTCAGGCGTCGAGTTGACGACATGCACCATCACGAGAGGCTCATCGTCAGTAAATTCCTTTTTGTAGAGTGCTCCTGTTTCGTCGGAGTGGATCAGCTTCGCGCCCGACTCGAAGATGTAGCGCTCGTAACCCATCAGTTCGATCATGACCCTTCTAACTTCTGCGTTCGATTCGTTGTCGATCCGGTCCGACGTGATGGATTCCTTTTTTTCGATAATGTCGGCAGGCACGCGCACGCCATGAACGGCATAGATTGCCCAGCCATCCGGGTACGCAACTGCCGGCCCCGCGATGCTGTGTAATCGGCCGCGCTCATCACGGCGAAGAATGTTATGACGCTCGGAAACCCAGCAGATTTTTTCGTGAGGCAGAAACCAGCCCGCGCTTTTGGTGAGTGACGTCAGGCCCTGAATCTTTTCGGTCTCCTCGGTTAGGCCGCATTGCTCACGGAAGAACGCATAGAAGCCAATCCAGAACGCATCGTGTTGACCGTAACCGCTGGCCCCGACGCTGTCCCAGACGCTGTCCCTGACGCTGGCCCAGACGCTGTCCCAGACGCTGTCCCCGACGCTGTCCCAGACGCTGTCCCAGACGCTGGCCCAGACGCTGGCCCAGACGCTGTCCCCGACGCTGTCCCTGACGCTGTCCCAGACGCTGTCCCTGACGCTGGCCCTGACGCTGGCCCTGACGCTGGCCCTGACGCTGGCCCAGACGCTGGCCCAGACGCTGTCCCCGACGCTGTCCCTGACGCTGTCCCAGACGCTGGCCCAGACGCTGTCCCCGACGCTGTCCCTGACGCTGTCCCCGACGCTGTCCCTGACGCTGTCCCTGACGCTGGCCGACAACAGCCGCCCAACCTTTTCGGCGAATTTCCTATCGAGGACGAGGGCGCGAGTGAGCCCCTGAGACAGGGGCGAACCGCACCAGACGATTTTCGGGGATGCGAGGCCGGCTGCGCGATAGGCGGCGGCAATCGCCGCCTCGGCAGCCGGACGGTCGGCCGGCGCTGTAGATAAGCCGACCTCGGTCCATCGCTTCACGTACGCAGGAATCTGCGCGCGTTGCGCGTCAGTCAGGTCTTCGATCTTCTTCTTCGCCATCATTCAATCCATCACGTTCCGGATTTCTTCAGGCGAATATTCTCTTTGGATCACGCGCTCGTAATTCCCAGGTGGCAGCGCGATCGCCGCATGCTCCTCATGGCGCAGCGCGACATCGCCCTTGACCGACAAGTACAGCTCGCCGTTTTTGCCGACGAAAACGTCCACGCTGTCGATATCGTGAATCGCATGAGCGTGCCCCGTGACTTCTCCGTAGGCCAACACGATTCGGTCTTTGACTTCCTGCCTGGCTGCGCTCGTTGGAATCGCGCGAACCTTCTTCAGCAAAACATCTCCCTGCCGATACATCTTCATTTCAGTCCCTCCAATACCTTCAGCTTGTGCAAATATTCATCGCATCATCCGCGCAAACTGCGCCTCGTCGGCTTCCCTCTTCAGGAATTCTTCAACGGTCCACACGCCGGCATAGCCGACGGCAATGTGCGCTCCGCATCGCGTGCAGCGTTTGAGCACCACGGTCTGTTTGAACGCCAGATTTTCACCCTCGAGCGGCTTCACGCCGATGACGACCGGAGTGCACGTGTCTGCACACGGATGCTTCGCCGGTCTCAGCTTGCCCGAGAGTTCATAGAGAACCGGCAGCACGTAGGCCGTGCCCAGGGTCAGTGCGATGAGAACCGTGGCCGCGGGCCAACTCATCCCAGTCTCGCGATGGCGGCAAAGATCAACGGCAGCGCGAAGCAGGCGCCGGCGATAAACGACAGGATGTCGACGGCAATGTTGCTGGCCGAACGATCAGACGGTTGTAGTTGTGGTGATGTCATACGCCCTCGCTTTCATTTCTCGAGAGCGTGAAGGATGGAGGATGTTCAGAAGTGGCGCCTTTACTACCGCGGCGCCTGCGAGCTGTCAGGCTGGGACGGATATTGCAAAATCTCGGGGGGAGGTGTCAACTGGAATTTTCGGCGTTACTGCCGAGCTCGGTGTGAAGACGTCGCTCTACCGTATCTCCCTCGGGCTTGCCCTAAATCTTTCCCAGGCCTGCGATCAAACCGCCTATCTGGTCTTCTCTTTCAGTTGTCGCCAGTTGGTCTTGATCCAATCGTCGACATTCGTAGCCACATAGCCTGCAAGTACTTTCCAAAACGATTGGGACATGACCGAGAATTCTTTCTCGAATTCTGTCCCGCGAACTCTCAGGATTGTTCCGATGGCTGGTAAGCTCACGGCATTGACCGTTGTCGTGCTGTCGATTCCACCGAAGGTTCCCTTTCGAAGTGCCGTTTCTGATTTCACGCCACTCGGCGCATAGCCTGAGAACTTCACTTCAAGCGTCACGTCGGCCGCATCAGCGCTGTCGACGAGCAGGATGCTCTTCTTGTCCTTGAATGCACCACGAATGTCCTTTGCCGAATCCTCGACCCGGGTCGACTCAATGAAGCCATCCACGGAACGTGCGGCATAGATGTAGAGCCGGACCGGATCTTCACCCGCCACCGTTGGCCTGGTCGACGCAATTGAGCCAGTCGATCTTGGCTCTATTGGAGCGTTGACCGAGGTTGAGGATTGGAAAGGCGCTGTAAGAACCAGACTTGACTGGGCGCCGCTATCAGGAACGATTGGTCGCGTCGCGGCTAAGGCGACCCTGCCTGCATCGCCTCCGACAACCCTGAATCGCCTGAACTCAACCTCAATGAAAACGTCCTCGCCAGGCCGTACCTGTACATCCACACTTTCGCCGCGAGCAGGTGCGCGAGTGTAGCTGTAGCGGTAGGCTCCGGGCATCACGGACACTCCAAAGAATTCGCCGGGTTTCAGCGTTGCCAATGCGCGAGTAATGCCGCCGTTTTCGTAAACGGTGGGTGCGTCGCGCGGATTGGGCGAGTCGGCTGTACGATAGAACCAAATCGTGGACTGAGCCAAGAGGCAGATCGGACCAAGAAGCACAATCAGAATCGCTGCTGAGATCTTTTTCATTCTACAGTTCCTTTCGATCGACGAACGGCCACATCGACTTCTTCGCCGATCCTCTTAGCGTTTTCAGCCTTAGCACGGCATGGTTGACAGTTCTCCAAATGTCTAATGAACAGTCGGAGGTCGCCCGGACCGGTCACGTAGTTAATGATTTCGACATATCGATAGTGCTTCGTCCTTGGTCGCCCGACGCCGATTGACTCATTCACCGGCGCGGGCCATTCAGACTTTCTCGCGCGCGCGAGGACCATCCTGCCTTTCTGATCTTTCGAATTCCTTTCGAAGTTCGTCTGTTCTGCTGTCTGTTCCCAGGGCGCGGTCGAGCATGTTGAGAAAATCAATAGCGCTCTGTCGATGCTGGTCGCTCTTCAACGCCGCGATCACCGTCCAACAAGCCTGGATCTGCATCGAGGTTAGTCGATCGACTCCATCTCGGGCGGCGATCAATTTCTTTACCGGATTTGTCCGCACGCTTAGCGCCTTTACCAGCACATCAACTTGGTATCCCCTTGCCGCGTTCTCGATGATGCTAAGTTTGGTTCTCGAGATTCCCGCTTCTGCTGCATAGGCCTCCTGCTTGTCGCTTCCCCTTAATTCCTTAACAAGACTACCTAATTCCTCCATCCAGGCCTTCGCCTTTGGGTCAATCTTTTTTCGCGCTCGGCTTTTGCTGTGAGAGGCCATCCGGCGGCAAGCGTAGACACTCCAAGAAATTCTTTCAAAAAACTTCTTGACACGTTTTGTAAACTGTTTACAATTCGCCACACAATGCAGTACGACTTCAAAAAAGTTCGAGAAGTTATGAGGGAGCGGTCACTGACGCTGGCCGACCTGCAACGGATGACCGAAGAGGCGGGGCGGAAGGTTCATTACACGACGATCGCAAAGGCGCTTGCACGTAACAGCGCGCATCAGTCGACAGCCAAGGCGCTCGCCGCGGCGCTTCGAGTTCCAGTGAAGACTTTCGCTGTAAAGGAAGTGGCTGCGTGAGGAGGCTGCTTGAAACCAACACGGGAGACAACGATTGTCCCCGCGTCGACGAAACCGCAAAGGATTTGTTTGAGACCCAAATGCAACAGGGTCGCGGAATGTCGAGGGCTGTGCGGTTCGGATTATGTAATCGCCAATCGCCTCGTCAACGAGGGGTTGACGACGTGGGAGGAGTTGGAACGGAAAGGTAAGGCCGAGGAACACAAGCGGACCGCGAAGGCCTGGTTCCTTGGCTGAGTTAACCGCGTGAAGGCCTCGGGATGTCGCGAGCTGTCAGGCCGCGATTTCCGAAACCCTTTAGGAACTGGAGCCATACAGGAGAGGTCTGTCTGGATGAGCACACATTTTCAAATTCGGTGTGATGGCTGCGATCGCGTCATCGAGGGGATGTGGTTCCGTGATCACGAGTTCATTCTTTGCCGGACCTGCATCAAAAACTCCAGCGCGCCGGAGTTCTACAGCAACGAGGAAACGCTGACCGTGGGCCTGGTCTGCAACGACTGTGATCCGCCCGAGCTCGTCACGTCGACGTGCATCGAAGGGATGGATCTGCTCGAGACGCTCCACGTGGGCAAGCAGGCCTCCGACGCATGGTTCGGCCACCGGAGAACGGTACATCGGGAGGACATCCCATGAGCGCGAATCCTTCCTATCCCTGGACTAAGCGCGGAGTGTTGCTCTTGTCAAATTCGCTGGAGCCGTCAGGGCACTCGCCAACGTGGAATTGATAAGACCCGAGGTGGCTATTGCAGAGATCCGGATTCAGTGTCAGCAGCTCGCCGCCGAGATGGATTGGGAGGAGTCATGGGCAAGATCAACCGCGCTCTGATCCACAACCTGGTCGCCTCCACCGTCGACAACGATGTCGAGTATTTCGTCGGAGCCGTGCACGGCATGGCGGTGCGCTACGGCTGGAGCGAGGACGAGAAAATGGCGGTCGCTCAGTTGGTATGTGAGGTTCGGGAGCGTGCGCTCAGCGGTGCGCAAGAGCTTGTGGCAACAGTGCTGCGCGATCTGGATAGCAAGGAGCGCAAGCGATGAGAAAGAACCCCTTCATCCTCGGCGAATCCGGCCCGCTCGACGAAACCCTGGAGCGCTACGGCGTTCCCGAAACGTTGCACTTCGGCTTGATCCATTACATCGCTAAGGGTCTCGTGCCGGGACACTTCCTGCAGGCTGTGCTGAAAAACGATCTCAAGGAAGTTATCGCACGCGGTGACGACGAGTGCCTGGCCGCGCTTCCTGCCATCGTGCGTTGGCTCTATAACGAGGCGCCCGCCCCGTGCTGGGGATCGCCGGAGAAAGTGGCGTCGTGGGTGTTCCCGCAGAACTCCGCACGGAATGCCGAGCTCCGGGAGCACGACGCCCATCTGGGAGCGACAGAGTCTTAGGAGGAAAACAATGGAAGAAACACCGACTGCCGAGCCCGAGGTTATCGAGCGCGATCGCGCCCTTGAACTTCGCAAGCCCAGCATCCCCACCAACATCAATGAGCTGGCCTCGCTCGAGCAAAATCGCGGCAAGGCCATCATCGAGCAGCGCACCGAGATTCTTGAGGCGCTGCGCTCCGCGTCGATCAAGCTGACCGCGCCGCGGGACTGGACCCTGTTTCGAAACACTGACGGCGTCGTCACTGGATTCCTCGGAGACGAAGGCTGCGATCGGATCAAGAAGCTGTGGGGGATCCAGATCGACAACCTCGGCCAGATGGATCGGATTCCCGGCGACGGCGTCGCGGCCGATGGCGCTTTCGCCTACCGAATCACCGGTGATGGACACTGCAAGATGACCGGCGAGTCTGTTTACGAGATGGAGGGCGTGCGCTACAGCAACGAGCGTTACGCCGAAGAGAAGGCTGAGGGCATCCAGCGTGAGGTTGCTGTGCGCAAGGCTGCTCGAGCAAATCTCGATGGTGGCATTACGCGCGAACTCGCCGGCATGAAGTCTGTACCGCTCGAGGAGCTGGAGACCGCGTGGAAGGGCACCTGGAAGAAGACCGAGATGTGCAACAAGGGCCGCGGCTTCGGTTCGAAGGATCAGCGACTCGGCCAGGGCGATGCCTCCAGCGGCAACATTGACCCCGCCGACATCCCGGAATGTGGTGCCTGTCCGCCCGGCACGAAGCTGGTCTTCCGGCCGAAAGGCAATCCACCGTTCTGGGGTTGCCCGAATTACAGTAAGCACCCCAAAGACAAGGTCATCGTGAACCACGAGGACCTGCTCAAGAAGATCGCCGACAAGAAAGCTGCCGCGCAGGAACAGCGTCAGCCCGGAGAAGACGGATGAGCGCAGCGGTTGAACCCCTGTCCACGCTGGCGCTTCTCGAGAAGGCCTGGGCGGATCACGTCGTCAGGGAGTCGCGGCGCTCGCCGGCCCAGGCACGCGAGTATCTGTATGCCTCACAGCGGCGCAAGTGCCTTCGGCGATCCGTGCTTGAGTCGACACATCCCGACTACCTGCCGGCATTCGATCCGGATGCATTGGCAAGGTTGCGCCGCGGCGTCGATCGCGAGCGCGATATCGGCATTGACCTCGAGCGTGTCGGCCGGATCTGCGAGCCGTCGTTCTCGGTAATCTCCCAGCAGGAACGGATCCGGATCACCGATCGCAAGGGGCGCCTGGTCATCAGCGGCAAGATCGACGGAAAGATTGAGTTCTCAACGCGAGAGCGCTGGCCATTCGAGGTCAAGAGTTGGTCTCCCCTGCTGACCGATCGCGTCCATGCGTTCGCCGACTTGTATCAGAACGTCTGGTTGTGGAGCGGTGCGCATCAGTTGCTCTCGTACCTGTATGCGACGAATGCGCCGAATGGCCTGCTGATTCTCGACCGCCCGGGCCTGCCGCGGTTAATCCAGGTCAACCTCGAAGAAAACCTTCAACAGATGGAGGGCTTCCTGGCGGATGCAGAAACCTGCGTCGATCACATTCTTGCGAAGACGTTGCCCAGCTTCACCGCGGATCACTCCGAATGTAAGCGCTGCCCGTTCTTTGGATCCATCTGTCAGCCGCCATCGTTCACGAATGGAGCAAAGGTCCTTGTCGACGAGCAGCTCATCCAACAGCTCGAACGGTGGCACGAGATCCACGGCGAAGGCGAGGAGTGGAAAGCGCTCGACGCGGCACTCAAGAAGAAGCTGCACGGCACCGACATGGCGATCGCCGGCGGTTTTCTCATCGAGGGCCAGTGGCAGCGAGACACGAAGTACAACATCCCGGACGACGTGAAAGCCAGAATCGATGAATTGAAGCAGCCCTACGCCAAGAAGGTCGAGAAGGGAAAGTACTTCCTCGGCATCACCAAAATTTGAATTCCCTTCAGGGAAAACGGCAATGCAGATGTGGTCGCGCCGGTATTTAGAGGCCTGGTCCGGCGTTGCCAATGGCACCGGATTCAGGTTCGAGGACTGATGAGAACAATCACCGCTAAATTCCCTTCGAACTGTCACGAGTGCGGCAGGGCCATCGCCAAGGGCGAGACCATTCGCTACGACCCGGACTCCAGGTGGGCCTATCACCCGGAGTGCGTGGAGGAAGATGAGGAGGAGCCGCCCGCTCCTGGGTCTCATGCGCTCGCCGATCGCCTCGGATTCGAACCTGCAGCTAAACCGAAAGGACTATTTTAAATGCCAACAGCAACAGCACCGGAGTCGATCGCGATGATGGTTCCGATTGACCAACTCATCGAGTCGAAGCTCAACACGCGGCACACCTACAACGAAAAGAAAATGGCGGAGCTCACCGAGAGCGTCAGAAAGTACGGCGTCATCACACCGCTGCTGGTTCGGCCGATCGGCGGCGCTGGCCAGCACGAGATCGCTGCGGGGCATCGCCGGTACCGCGCGGCGAAGAATGCCGGCGTCAACATGCTCCCTGTCCAGGTGCGGGAAATGTCGGACGCAGAGTTTCTCGAGATCCTGATGATCGAGAACCTGCAGCGCGAGGACGTTCACGAGCTCGACGAAGCCAACGGCTACAAGGAGCTGATGAAGACTGCGGGATACGATGTCGCCACGCTCGCCTCGAAGGTTGACAAGTCGGAGGGGTACATCTACGCCAGGCTGAAGCTGTGCGATCTGCTTCCGGAGATCCAGGCGAAGTTCTACGCCGGCGAGCTCACGGCGGGGCACGCGATCCTGCTGGCCCGGCTGCCGGTGCATGAACAAATCAAGACCGTCAAGGAAGGCCTGTTCCGCGAATTCTACGATCGCAACAGCGAGAAGCACATCAAGGAGCTCGCCGGCGTGCGCGCTCTCGGTGCGTGGATCCAGAGCAACATTCACAGGGAGCTTGCGAAGGCTTGCTTCAGTCCGAAGGATGCTGATCTCGTGCCGGCTGCCGGTGCATGCGAAACGTGCCCGAAGCGCAGCGGCTCGAATCCTCAGCTGTTCCCTGAGCTCGGGAAGAACGATGTCTGCACCGATCAGAAGTGCTTCGACAAGAAGATTGACGCGTTCATCACGCAGAAGGTGGATTCCGGCGAAATGGTCGGGCTCACAACGGAATTTGGCAAAAGTGAGTATGCCAATTGGTACAACGTCCCGGATGCCGGCGGTGCGGGCGCAAAGAAGTGCGAGAACGCCATCGTCGGCATCTGCGTCGAGGGATACGAGAAGGGGAAGACAAGGAAAGTCTGCGTCACCAAGAGCTGCAAGGTTCACTACCCCGGGAAACAGTCCAGCACCAGCAGATCTACGCCGTCGAAGTCACGGAAGGAACGCGAGGCTGACAATGAGAAGCAGGAGCTCAACGCGGCGGTCGAGGCCAAGTCAGACGTTCTCTTCCTCGGTAACGTCCTCGACGCAATCACGAAACTGAGCCGACGTGAATGCGAGCTGATCGCCGCAAACCTCCACTTCATGTCTGACATTCCAACGGCCGTCCATGACTACATCGCCGAACGCTTCAAGGCGTTCAAACTCGAGAAGTGTTCCCGTCAGCAATTGCCGAAGGCGTTCGCCAAAATGAGCGATCGCGAACTGGCTCAGCTGATCACCGCCCACACTGTCGGTCAGGATTTACACGGATACATGGATGGTGACATTGCGGACGAGTATGCAGCTCGGTACAAGATCGACCGTAAGGCCATCGAGAAACAGGTCCGCGACGAGATGGCCAAGCCACCCGTGCAGACGTCTGCAGCGAAGTCGAAATCCACAACCAAGTCGAAAGGAAAACGGAAGTGAAGAAAACCGTCAACGAAGCCATGTGCGTGATGTGTGGTTGCACTGACATCGAGGCCTGCCCGTTGGGCTGCAGCTGGGTGCTGGTGAACCGCGAGCAGGCGATCGGCGTCTGCTCCAGCTGCGATCGTCCGGAGGTCCGGAAGAAATACCACGATGCGCTCAAACCGAAGGGAGCTGCCTGATGAATCTGTCTGACGTTGTCCGAGATCTCGAAACGAAGCGCGAGCACCTTTCCATTGCGATCGACGTGTTGAAAGCCTATGGCAACTCGCTGCAGCCGGCTCCTCCCGCTGAACCCACAATGATCGAGGCTCCATCTGCGGAGCGAAGACGCCGCGGCCGGAAGCCAAAAAAGGTCGTGAGGGTCCGCGGCCGCGGCCGGCGTGCTTTCGGTGAAGCACCGAGCTGCGCGAAGCATCCCAACGCGACGGAGTTCGACAAAAAGGGCAAGTGCCGGCAATGCATCCGCGATTATCAGAACGAGTACCAGCGGAAAAAGAGAGAGGCAAAGAATGGGGCGTCCACGCCCCAGGAGCCAGCGAAGCGCGAGCGCAGACCTGCGCAGCGGCTCGATCTCACCGACGACGTGATCATCAATGAGGACGAGCTCGACGACGACGATGAAGGTGATGCGCCACGCCGCTTAACCGACCGCCAGTTCGTCTGGAGCAAACCCACGCGCTGCCCAAAGTGTGGTGAGATGGCCAGGCTCCGGCGTCTGGCCGATGCCGATCTGGCCAAGGACATGTGGATCCATCCGGGCCCGAACTGCACCGTCAAGATCGCGCACTACAAGATCAAGGACGATCTGAAGTACCAAGGCGAGGACCAATGAGCGCCTGCTCCTTTTGTAACGGCAAGAACCGCACTCTGATTGGGCTCCTGGACGGCCGCTGGATCTGCTGGGAAGAATGCGTTTCGAAGATCACTGCGGCCAGTGAACTTTTCAAATCTGAGCGCGTTGAAGCGCTGATCAAACTCTGCCATCCCGATCGCCATCGGGGGCCGAACGAACAACTGGCGACCGAGACGACACAATGGCTGCTTTCGCTCAGAAAGCGGCGGACTTCAAAACACATTTAATTTGGAGGTGCCTATCTTTTCCTCAGAACACATTGAATGCTATGTCCAGGACGCCTATCCGGAAATCGAGAAGGACAAGCGCATCATCCGGTTGCGCCTGTACGTCAACCCGATCTCGCGCGATCGCGCGCTCGAGGTTTCCCAGGAGCTTGCCGATGCGCTGTTTCACAAGCTCGGTACGGAGTGGCTGCCGAGAGCCATCGTCGACCGGATCCATTTCAACAATGGCAGCCCCAAGCCCTACTCGTTGAGCTTCTGCCGGCATCCGGACTATCCCGGCGATCGCGTTTTCATCAAAGCCGTGTTCATCAGCAAGCTCGAGGCGGGCAAGGTGACACCCGAGAGCCCGGACTTCGCGCTGATGTTTACAGTTTCCTTTGAGCCCGACGATCCCAGCGTCATGAAGGACTTCTTCCAGCTGCTGCACGAGAAGATCTTCATTACGTTCAAAGTCCTGCAGCCGTCACTGTTCGAAGAGCCCGACAAGTACGCAGACCTGCTGTGCCGGCTGTGTGACGCGCCGAATCCGGAATTCATCGTCAAGGGATCGAAGACGCTCGCCTATTGTCAGGCGCACGTCGACCAGCGCGCCGAGGGTGAGGAGGTAACCCGAATCCGGAACACGGAGAAGGCCGCCGCGATCGCACAGGAGATGAACGGTACCGCCGAACCAGAGAAGGCGAAAGGCAAGGATCCCCTGCTCTCCGGCGCCGACATCAACCAGAAGGCGGCCGGCCGGCAGCGCAAGGGGGTGCACTGATGGAGAAGCGAAGACGGCGGTATAAATTCGACCTGCTGTCGCTGAACTTCCGCGTTGGCCACGCGTGCCCTAAAGCGACGGGAGCGACCGACTGGACCAATTTCAGGCTCATTGAGGTCGACAGCGATCTGTCCGTATTTCAGTGTCCCTGCTGCAAGGTGCATGCATGTATTGATCTGCATCTTGCGACAACCCAGCACGCCAACATTAGAAGGTGGAAGCGATAATGGGCTGCGATCCCATTCCGCTTCCCGGTGGCGGTACCGCAATCCTGTGTAATCGCGGCCAGCGTCGGAAGCCCTGCTATTATTGCGGCCGCCCGTCATCATTCGCTTGCGGTCGCCCCGTCATCCGCAAAGGCCAGCGCACGACGTGCGACGTGCCGATGTGCAATATATGCCGGAACGAAATCTCTCCCGGAGTGGATCTCTGCCGTGCCCACTTCAACCACTGGCAGAACAATGGCCGGAAATTCATGCTCGGAGATGTGGAGGTTCAGCCGTGAAGGAGTCGCGCCCGACCGGGATTATCCGCACACTGCCCAGCCTATATGGCGACGCGTCGATCGGCGCGAAGCGTTATCACAAGTCAATCGAGTTGCTCGATGCTGGCCGACTACCAGCGATCTACATCGCGCTTCAGTGCGTGCCGCGCGTCGATGTGCTGCACATGTACCTCCTGATCGACGGGGAGATTCAGGTGCGCCTCAACATTGCCGGATACGAACCAGGGGACGCGCGCGAGTGCTGGGACGAAACTATCCGGAAGCCGAAAGTCTGGGCGCTGTGCACCGGTCCGGTCAGTAGACCTCCGGAACCGATCACGCGGCGCGGGTTTCAGGGCATCCGCTATACCGAGGAGCTCTGGTGAAAATCCAGAAACTTCCGGTCGTGTGCGAGTCGCGTGGCCATCGCTGCAGGATCGACATTGTCGTGGAAGCTCCGGTGCAGGTTGCGATCGCGTCGATGAAGGCTGCGCGGTGTCCGGAATGTGGGTCGAAGAAGGTGGCGATTGAGATGAAGCCGCGGCGAAGAGGAACGTAAATGCCCATACCCGAATCCCTCGACGAGCTGCAGGCTGCAGGCTACCTCTTCAAGGACACCGGCTGGTGCCGGGGATGCCAGGCGCCAATCGCCTGGTTCTTCACCCCCAACAAACAGTGGATGCCGTTCAGCCGGAAAGGTACCGGCCATCCGAAACGGTTTGAGAGTCATCACGCCGTGTGCCCGGCGAGGGAGAGGTTTAGGCGGAACGGATGAATATCGAGGAGAAGTTGAACAGGTATCGCGACGCGGCGGTTGCATTTGCGGAGGTTGATCCGGGCGACGAGGACTTCCTGATCATTGGATCGGAGTACATGCTCTTCACGGATGGAAGCGGAAAGCCGGCGCGGCGACTTGTCTTGGAGTATGACGACGTGGGAATCAACACAATTCTATGCGCAAAAGACTGTTACTGCTTCGGATTCGCGGCCAGCCAGGCCTTCCCCCGGTCGATGCTTTCCTGAAACTTCTCATCCGCCTCGTCGAGAAGCGTCACGACGTCGATCGTTCCGTCCTTCCTCTTCGCAAGGATGATCAGGTTCGCGATACCAGGAGTCGCCGTATTCAGCAATTGCGCGATTAATAATGCCGTTTCCATGTTTCCTCCTAGTTCGATCCCGCAACGATCAGGCGCGCGGAATTCAGTCCCGTTTGCACGACCAGGAGGCCCGCTTCGATCTCTCGGCGCGCACGATCGTTCTTAATATCCAGCGTTTTGATTAACGCACCGAGTTGATCGGCAACCAAGCCGATGGCGTCGAGTGCCTTGCTTCGACTCTCCGGATCCTGCGCATGGATTCCACGCAGCACAGCCACAGCTACCTTTCCCGATTCGGCAATCTTGGTCGTCCCCTCCACGATAAGGCGCGTCTCCTCGGTGGTCATCAGGCCTTTGCTATGTGCATCGATGGCGAACTTTTGGACGATGTCGTTGGCAACCGAAGCATCGCGAAGTGCTTTGGCGGCGTTCTCATTACAGGCGGAAAACAGAATGAGGAGCACAAGGCATAGCCCGGTTCGGAAACGTCGGCTTCTGGAAATCATTTTACTTTCTCCTTTGCAGCTTCCGGCGATGGTTCGACCTTGGTGACTTTCTCGGTCGTGATGGTGGCGTTCGTCGTGACCTTCGTGTTCCCGTCACCGGCTCCGGTCAACTCGTTCAACATATCGGTCTTGCGGTGAGAGCCACTGGACGATCCAAAATGATATTGGATGATCGCCGTCCATTGCGTCGCAACGGCCCCGAGCATCACTTGCAGGATATCCTTCGTTGCTTCGGGAATGGCCATGAAGAACAGTAATCCCAGGAGCGTGAAGAAACCCATCGTTGTCGTCACGACCAGAAACGGTGGGGCGTTCAATCTAAACTTCAAATCTACAACTCCAAAAAAACGTGATGGCCTTCGGTGATCAGGACCTTGCTCGGGTCCGCCCAGAGCGGCTTCAGTTTGGACTTGAACAGCGATGTCGTGAGGTAGTGATTGGCCGTCGTCAGAGGTGGATCGGCCGCAAGAGCCCGTTGGGATGCCCCGACACATTCGATCCAGGCAGGCTCGCCTTCCGTTGGATACACCGTCACATTAGGATCGTTTCTGTTAAAGCTGGAGAATTGCAGCGGTTGACACACGACACCCTGAATCGTTCGCGGCCATCGTTTCTTCAGATCGCGCGTGCGGTTTAGAATTGTCTGGCAAACCAGAGCCTTGCCGAGAGGGCTTTCGCCGCGGGCCTCTCGATAACAGCACAGAGCAAGCATGAATTCGCGCAAGAGGTCGTCGGGTGTCATCTGGCGACTCTCACCGTCACCGATTTCTTCGTGATCAGTCCATCGGCGTCTCGCGCGGTGACCTCAAGAATGACGTCGCCTTTCCCTTTATAGGGCTGCGTCGTCCAGGAGACGGTCATTGTGGTCGGGTTGGCCTCGGGCGCAGCGGCCTTGAGCACTTGGGCTTGCGTCGAACTGGACAGGCGTGCGGAAATCTCCAGCCAGCTGATCCCAGTGTCATCCCGTGCTGCCGTCGCAATCGTGACCTTCTTGATCGTAATCGGCGCGGTGGGATCGAGCGCCGTGCTGCCGTTCTTGATCTGGAGAAGCGTGATCTCCGGAGCTATATTCGGCGTTGGCTGAGGAGGAATCGGCCCATCGGTGTTCAGCGGATGCGGATAGATATACGGCGTGTAGCTGACCGGACGGGTTAAGACAAAGTCTCGGTCCAGTTTCAAGACGTCGGGCTCGTAAACGAAGGTAAGGTTCCCGCCGAGATAGGTATTCTCGAAGATCGCGACAGGCTCTAATTTCTGACGCGGATTCACGCATGGCTTTGTCGCATCGCAGCCAGTGGCGACATTCCGCACGTTCGGGAATGCCCCTTCCAGTAAGTCTCCTTGGCCTTGTCCTGGCTGATCCATCGCAAAGCCATCCACGTCGAAGTTTGAGCGGTAGTAGCCCCATCCATTGGGAGTCGGTGTCTGCTGGTAGGTCTTGGAGTCGAATCGCATTGAATGCAGCGTGACGAAGAAATCGAACAGTGCCGGCACGGTATTCCCCCACACCACGCCTGTACCTGACGACAGAAAAAAGAAGTTGAAATTGTTCCCTGTCGCGGTGACCTCGTTCTTGTAAATCTCGAAGGCCCGAGTGCCGCGTGCTCTGCCGCTTCCGCCTGTCGGATGCGTCTGGAAGCCGCAATTCTCCAGCTTGTTGTAGCGGGCGACCCAACGCGACCCTAAATAGGAGTCCTGGACAGAGCCGCTGCGAGGCAAACAACGAAAAGCATTGTCTTCAATGAAGACAAATTTGTTAGAGCCAAGTTCGGTCGGCTCAGACCATGCGGTATCGCCCTCGTTATATCCGTTGAATTTGATAGCAGAACCGCCCGCGAGATCGAAGACGGAATGGTCGATCACTCCGTACATATGGCCGTTAATCATCAACGCAAAGTACGGAAGGTTCTCAATCTTCAAGTGGTCCAGTCGAAGCGATTTCGTTTGACCGGAAATGCGAATGACGCCGTTGTAGGTGATGGCGTTCGTGTTACCGCTTCCCTTAAAGGTGCCGCCAGTCATCCGGAATCCGCCATCGGCCGACGTTCCGATATTCCACAGTCCGGCGTCGAAGCCACGCCGGTCCATGTCGTCAATGATGACGGTCTGGTTCATCCGAATCGTGACGTTGGACGGTGGCGACCATTCCCAGCTCTCCGTTTGCGTACAGGTTCCGGCAGGAATTTCGAGCGTATCGCCAGCTACCACACGAGCGGCAGCAGACCTTAGATCAGCCACGGCGCAGGATGCCGCATTAATGGTTGTCGCAGTGTGAACGCGAGCGGTGGTCAGCGGGAAAAGGACTGCGAAGAAAACTAGTAACGGTTTCTTCATAGGGTTTGCCTCAGAAAATTGTCTGGTGATTTATTCCGGTTTGTCGCTGATCAGAAATACGATGCGGTCCGAGCCGTCGCCGCCGAAAACGGCCCCGTCATCGTTGTTGATACTGGTGACGATGATCTGAACCCGGTAGTTGGTGCGCTTCAATAGGGCGGCGATCTGCTCTTTTTCTGCGACTTGCAGGTCAGCAGGCGTGATGATCAGCAGGCCCTCGGAGCTCAGACTGATCCCGTCGCCATCATTCTCGCGATGCAGGTTCACGTCATCGCCGATCCAGATGTCCAGTGCATCCCAGCTGCCTGAAATCGCGGTGCCGTCCTCGGTGAGCGTCATTTTGATCTGATTATCGCTGTCACGAATGAAATGCTCAATCAGCATGGATTGCACCCCTCTTGACGGTGCCACTGGAGACACCCCGGGCTGGACTGACTCTTAAAATGTTCCGACGTTCCGTGAGAGATCGCAGGCCCGGTTGGTTGATATGCGGTATCTGGACCGACGTGGAGACACGCGGCGCCACCAGCACGGTCCCGCTGATCAGGGGCAGCGTGACGTTATTGAATGCCGCGAGTGCTGGGCCGAACAGCTGGTTTCCGGCTGGAATCGATGCGGCGTTGATGGCATACGCTGTCGATGGCGCATGAACTGCCGTGTTGCTAATCGCAGACAGAACGAGCGTCTGCTCGAGGCCCACCGTAGCGCTGTAAAGCTGAGTCCCTGATATGAAGGCCGGAGTTACCGCATAGGCGAGTGTTGGTGCCGCGGCTGCCCCGTTCGGTCCAATCGCCGGCAGGGCCAGCGAGTCGGAAGTTGCGACCGATTGCGGATAAAGCGCCGTGCCAGAGATCGCCGTGAGTTCGACAACGTAGGCGGTATTTGGAGCAAACAGCGCACTGGCAGAGATTGTCGATACCGTGACCGCATAGGCGAGTATCGGCTCGCTAACCGTGGTCGCACTGATCGACGCTCCGGTGAGAGACTGATCCCCGGTATCGTGCGCGACCGTTGGAGCCGCAAGGGACGCTCCAGAGATGCTTGCCAACTCCACCGCATAGGCGGCGATCGGCGCATTCAGGGCGGTCCCAGAAATTGTCTCATTTGTGATTGCGTAAGCCACTGTCGGCACATTGATGGCAGTCCCGGCAATCGTGGCATTCTCAACCGCATAGGCAACCGTGGTCGCATGAACGGAAACAGTCGGCCCGATGAACGAGTTTTCTAGAGTGACCGCACCCGGCGAAACCGTTGCGGCGAATAGGACGGTCGCGCTGATCGTGTCATTGGTGACAGCATAGGCTGTCGACGGAGCAGAAACAGTCGTCGTGGAAACAGTCGGAGGCTCGACAACATAAGCGAGGGTAGGAGCAGAAATAGTGGTCGCCGAGATTGTACTCCCGGTGAGGTCCTGATCCCCTCCACCGGCTTGCTCCAGCGTCGGCGTGAACATCGCCGCGTCTGGGACATTGAGGACGAACTTCATGTCGGCACCAATGGCTTGCCAATCAAGAAAGTTCGCACGGTAACGGACCTGATGCCCGGAGTGTGCGCCGGTATCCGAAGTCGAATTAATCTGAATATGTGCGCCAACGGAGCCAACCGTGGACGTAAACGCCCACGCATATTCCGTTCCTGACTCCAGCAAGACATCAGGAAATGCGTACTCCACCTCTGTCTCTGTTGCCCCGAAAACCGAGGTGGACTTCGTTTCTGAAACGGCTATCCGCGATCCTGTCGGCAACGATGTCGCACCGTTTTCATCTGTGACAAACAACTCAATATAGGTGTCTCCCTCCGACACCGATCCACTCGTCTGACCATAAACCTTGATCGACCGGAGAAGCTTGTTCATTCCGTCGAAGGTTTGACCGAACTTGCTGTTGGTAGCAATGAGTACAGCGTCGTTGCGGTTCGTGCTGCTTTGCGTAATTTCTGCAATCTTTCCACTGGGTCCAATTGTCGGCGCGGTGACGGCATAAGCCAGCGCAGGCGCACTCGCAGTAGTGGCCGAGATGCTCGGCAGGTCCACCACGTGCGCCACCGTTGGCACATTTATTGTGGTGTTGCTGATCGTGGGAAGGTCTAGATCCCAGCGGAATGTCAGCGTGTCGGCAAGTTGAACCCATGGGTTGTCCGCGCCGGTATCTACGTCGCTGGCATCGAGGAACGATGCTGCATTATTGCCGAGCGAGATGTTGTAGGTGTGCGGGTTTGATGAGGTCGGATCGCCACCCGCCCCAATCTCAACGACCAGCAGATCCCCGGCGACCGTCGTGTAATTCCCTGCCGCCGAGGTTTGAGTGTTGTTCCGCGACTCCAGCGTTCCCGGAGTTCCGGCATCAAACTCGTTCGCCTCGCGGGTGACGGCGAGCACCGTTTTTTGAACGGTCCCATCGGCGTTAATGATTCGAATGCCAAAGACCGAGTGCATATTGCTGGCTGTCGTCGTTTCTGTGAAGCGCGCCACAAACTGAACAGCCTGTGCTCCCGTGATCGCCTGTCCTTTGGCAAGCGGTGCGTAATACTGACGGGCAAGAACATCCTTGTCTGTGGAAGTGGTCTCGGTAATTGTCACCGTCGTGATGGCATCGCTGCCTGCGCTGGTGGTAAGCCATGCACGCACCATGCTCGCAGTGTCTTCCCAACCGGCGTCAGGACTCAGGGTCGGCGTAGTCTCCGACGTGTTACGCAGATAGCACTTCGTTGCCATTAGTTATTTTTTAAAACTGCTGTTTACAATGAGAACCATCCCGAAGCATTCACGGTCACGTTGATGTTACCTCCGTTCGGCGTCACCGGCATTCCCGTGATTCCAGTGTCGTAAAATGCGACCAAGCGATCGTTCGTCACAGTGTCATCCCAGAGGATGATGGCCTCCGACTGATCCCCGGTCACCGCCGTCCAGGTGAAATCTGCGGTGTCAAAGGTCCCGTTCGAGCAGGTCGGTGAGCCCAGACCGGAAGACTCGGCGACTTTCGCTGCTGTGGCGACGTCGGTGGAGCCGCCACTGTATTCATCGTGCGCGGCAGAAAACGTGTAGTCCGCCGAGTCGATCAGGGTGGCTTTGATGGTGTCGCCATCCATATCGATGGCCGTGGTATTGTCGAGAAGTTGCTGTTTAAACGGGTTGTACAATGCGTTCGCCATGGGTTCTCCTTTTGAAATGCAGGTGCTTTAATGCGGGGTCGGAAATCGTCGGCATAATGATCAGTTGCTCGGACGCCGTTCCGTCCTGACGCGAACCGGCCATTAACTTCGCCGTCATCTTGACGGCCGTTCCGAGGCCGAAACCCGAAACGAAAAACAGTCGCCAGTTGTCGGCCATGTATTGTTTGAACTGAGGGTCGTGGACGGGATGGCCTTCGGTCAGTACCTCGACGATGTAGCCGCGCGGGGTCTGACGGATTCTCATTTCGCTGACAGATCCGAAGGCCTTAAGCCCGAAGCGCCCGCAGTTGGCCTCGACCTCGACAAACTTGCGCGGAATCGACCGGCCTGGCTGGACGAACCAAACCCACTTAGACCAACACTGATTCGCAGAATTGGGATTCAAGAGGAACTAACCGAGGTTGCTCGAGCCTGCCCGACTGAGACTGACTTTATACTGCGCCCGATAGGTATAATGGGCGTCGAGTTTTGGTTCACGATGACACGCGGAACACATCGGCATCGCCATGAACTTGTTGCCGTTGGCCCCGCCGAAATCGATGGCATCCATGCCGCGGTCTTCATCAAAGGCCATAATGGCCACGATGGGATGCTGCGGAGCCAGGGTTCCGCACTGCACACATTTTTCCTGCTTCATTTGAGAGGGAGTCCTTACTTGTCGATTGCCTTGGCGATCACACCGCCCAGGCCTCCGCTTGCGGCAAGAACCGCCGCGGCCCCAAGGATCCACCAGAGACGATTCTCCAAAGCACGGAGGCGGCCTTCCATGCCGCCGGCTCCGTCATCGCCGAAGAGTCGCTTATCGATATTGTCGACCGTTGTTTCTATCGAGGCGAGTCGTTCACTGTCGCTTTTACTCAGATCCGTGATGGTGCTCAACGGCGACCTCCTCCATGAATCAAGCGTTTTCGGCCTGTATTTCGAAACTGACCTGCAGAATGTTGCTCGAGGTTTTAGGAATGCTGATCGTCCATGTTCCGGCCGAGGAGTAGGCTGAGAATCCGGTCGCGTCAATCGTATCGGTCAGGCCTGCATCGCTATAGAGGGAGAAGGTCGAACTGCTCAAAACGCTGACGTAATAATAGTTCGAGCCGCTGAAGTTCAGCTGTGTCATGCCGAGGACGCCATCGATGCGAATCCGGTCGCCGCTGGACAATCCGTGGTCGGCGTCAGTAATCACGCAGGGGTCCGCCTGCGTGGCGCCCGTGATGCTGCCTGTTCCGAATAAGGCGTGATTGACAAGAGCGTCGTCAGAATCGAACAGGCCCGCCTCCGAGAGATTCCCATTGGCCTCGCTGGGATTGAACTGGACCGTAGCGATTGCATACGGCGTGGCGCCCGTCAGATTGCTTTCGTCGATCGGGTCCGTGATCGCCTTGACCAGGACTTCGGTCGTCAGCGCGCTGTCGGTATCAGTCGGTGTCGTGATTCCCGATCCAACGCCCAGCTGTGTGACGTAGAACTCGCGCGCCTGGAACCACGACAGCGGGATGGTCGCCAGCATGGTCCGCACGATAATGTTGTGATTGCAGGTGCGCATGAGCACCTTGCCGGTACGGGCATCGGCCAGAAGGCCCTTCAGGCGACCGCTGAGGCCGAATTTCAGAACGTCGCCCAAACGAGGCTTGGCGATCTTCCGCGGTTGCGGGATGTGCAGCATGGGTTTTCTCCGGATTGTTTGTTTTCTTAGCTAACTGTGTTCGGCAACGAAGTCGGCGATCGTGTAGTCGGGCGCCGCGGGGATGTCTTCGGCAATGTCGATCTTCTCGTGGATCGAAAGCGCGTCGGTGTCTGGCACGCCAAAGTTCCCTGACGTCACTTTGAAGATGTAGGTTTTCCCGTCCCGCAGGGTTTTGATGTCGAAGTTGTGATGCGAATAGGTGTTCACCGGCCAGACGGGTCCAATCTGATCCGCCGAGGATCCGGACGTGTATGCTGGCACAGCTTCCGAGGTTTCGAACGGCTGGGAAATCGTCTTATAAGCCGCCCAGTCCGCCGAGCCGCCACGCAGTCCATGGATGACGTGGAGCTTGCCCCCGTGCGCCCTGACGCCGATCGGCGCATACTGGGTTCCGAATGTCGCCGGCGGGACCTGGTGCGTTGACAGCAGGATGATCCGGTCGGGAATGGTGGGATTATCCTTGTCTTTCCAGATGCAGAGTTTGGGTTCGAGGATTTTTCCGACAGGAAACACGACCCAGTATTGACCGTTGGTATCTTCTATCCCACAGGGGTCGCCGCCGAGAAAATCGGAACTATATCCGAGAGCGACGGTCATTTCGAACTCACAGGTCTGCGAAAGGCTTCCATCCGTGCGTAGGGTTTGAATGCAGAAATCAGAGGTATTGGCGACGTCTCCAGGCTCTTTACGGCCGAACACGAAATGCACACGGTTATCGAGGCCCGCCTCAGCCCGGCCGGTGTTGATGTGGACCGTGCCGTTATAGTTTGGATCGCCCCAGATCGGAAACCAGAGATTGGCGAAAGCGTCGAGAGGATTGCCCATCATCTGCGGTGCCGACCAGGTTCCATCTTCACCGCGGACGGTTACATAGGCGCGTCGATAGTCCCCCTCTGGCCCGTCCCCAGGTCGTGCGAGCCATGCCGTGCGGTGTTCCCGATCCCCCTGAAACATGATTACGGGTAATCCGCTAGGGTTCTGCACGGTGATCGTGACGCCAATATCCCCATGGCTGTTGGATGCCAGCACTGTCTGATTGAGAATTTCGTAGAGGCCTGCGCTGCCATTTAAGCGCGAATATCCAACTCGGCCTGTATTCTCTTCCTGCGTCACAATGTGTAGCTTGTTGCCGTGCCACTTTGTATCCGAACTCCGGATGATATTGGTCAGCGCGGGATAGGTTCCGTCATCGATAGGGCCCATCAAGCCGACCGTGTCTGAACCAAGAACGACCATCTTTCGCTCACTCGCGCTTGAGCGTGTGTCGACAAAACATTCGTAAAGCCGTCTGGCCGTCGTCAGATACTCGACGCCCGCGCGATGGTTCAACGTCCAGTTACCGATTGCCTGGAGCTGGTCCTGCGGGTTCGCAACGACGACGCGGCGGATCGCGTCAATCTCGAAGATCATCAGATCGAGGTCGAGCCGCCACCGATAGGTGATAAACGCCTCGTTCACCCATCCGCCATCGGCAAGCCCCCCGTAATGGGTCAGGCGAAACGGTTTCAGCAGGTCGACGTTGATGAGATTGGTCGGGGCGTCCAGTTGAAGCCGGATGCGATGGGCGTCCTGGTCTTCCCACCCTGCACGCTCGGCGATCAGTTGCGCGGCAACATCAGCGTCCCGCACGGAGTGAAAATCGACCTGCAGTTCCTCGATCTCGCCAAGCACTTCCTGATCTGAGGTGTTGTCGAAGGTCTCCTCGGCACCGAAACTTCCGTCCGTGTGGTTAGGGGCATAGCGGTATCGGTATCGGTTGTAGGTCGGAGCTGCCAGAGAGATGATTTCCGACTTCAGTAGCATCCCGTCAAAGTCATTCAGCTCCGGAGCATTCTCGAAATCCGCATCGGTGATCTTGACCAGTTTCATCCGGTCGTGATTGTCGGGAACCAGGTGGATGATGAACGGGGCATTCAACTGCGTCAGGGACTCGTTCGGCGTCAGCGGCTCGGTAATCGCGTAGTCGGAATGCATGCCGGTGACCTTGGTATGGACCTCGGCGAAGGACGCGAGATCGTAGTCGGAGAAATCCGGCGTGGGCGACTCGAGAAGTTTTGCATAAGAAATGATTCCGATGTTGTGGTCGACCGGATTGCGGGAGACAAAGTTGATCGGGGCCAGCGTTCCCCAGGCATCGCGGAAATTCGAGCCCTCAATATCGGCCCGAACTTCCGTGCCGTCTGGCAATGCGCCGGCAAACTGGATATAGGTCGGCTGGAAATTCCTTCCGTTGATCACGATCGGTTCGTTGACCAAGGTGTAGCTATGGGGGGTGATTTGAAACTCGGTCTCTTCCGGCGTCTTCGTGTAAACGGTGGCGTCCTGGATGTAATGGAATGCCGCCGTGTAGCGATGCTGGACGGTGTCGACGTGGATGCAGCGAAAGACGCCTTGGCCGCCGTAACCGACCGAGGAATGTATTCCGAAGACGATCGGGAAAAAGGCCTCAGTGATCCCAACCGGCAGGTTGGGATAGTTCGCGCTGTTGATAACGTTGGGGAATGGTTTGTCTAGAAACTTCGACCTCTGATCCCGGCCATCGAGCACCATCTGGCGTGGAGGGAAGGTCGCGTGCGTGATGGTCATCGTCGCCGGCCGCTGGAACAGACTCTCGTCGCCGCTGCGTGGACCGATCAGGAAATCGGCCTTCCTCATCCTTGGTGTTTTGCCGCCGAACTTCGTGCGCCAGTAACCGTCATGGTCGTTGTAAACCACCCGCATGTCCGCAATCCGAGGAGCTCCGGTGGGAATTTCGACTTCCTTTTCAATCGATCCGAACGCGACGACCTGTCCGGAGTGGTCGTGGGGTGATCCGATCAGTTCATGCCCAGAGTAGTTCTCTTGGCCCTCGTCCAAGAAGATGTGCGTCAGGACTACCATTTGCGGCCCGTACGGCTGCTGCGTCGCCCCACGAACGCCTGACCCCGACGTGGTGTCGTCGTTGGCCCGGCGTTCGCGCATGGCCAACTCTTCTCGAAGCGTGCGCGTGATGGCCGTGATCAGCGCGCCGTTGAGCCGATCGTCGAGCCCGAACGTCTCCCGCATGGTGACCGTGTAGGACGTCAGCAGGCTGTAGGTGAGGCGGTCGGAGAGGCCGACACGATCGCGAATCGTGCCATTCAGTGCAGGGAGTAAGACATGACTAAGCCGATCGGAGAGACCGACTTTTTCGCGTGGCGGGGTTTCCCCGGGTTTATCGACATAGAGAATTTCGACCGCGACCTGCGTAAGGCGGGCCTTTGCACCAGCCGCGGAGACGATTTCCAGCGCGTCCTGACTGACGCGCGCATTCGCACCAGCGGCAGACAGAATCTCGACGGCGTCCTGTGTGACTCGTGCCTGGGCACCTTCCGCCGAGATGATCTCGACGGCGTCCTGTGTGACTCGTCCTGCCATCGCGTTAGGTGATCAACTTATGCCCGAACTCGGCACCATCGACCGCGCTCAATCCCCACGCTGCCGATGTATTTGGGTCGGTCTCAAAGATGCCTTGATAATTGGCGTAGCTCGACGCCAACGTCTGCGTCGCCGCGACACCGTCCGTGCTCGAAGAACGCGCCATACCCGCTATTTCACGTGTGCCGCCGTCATCCTTCCGAGCCTGCATGTTGACGACGACGGCCTTGACCGTGCTGCTGGGCAGTCCGCTCGCGCCGAAGGTATAGGTGTCTCGCTGATTGGGGGTGCTCGAAGAGACGTAAGTCGTATCGTCGTCCGGTGGATTTTCATCGACGGCTTGATAATTACTGCCCGCCGATGGCGTCCACTCCGTGTAGTTGCCCGCACCGTCGGGGAAAACCGCCTTGATCCGGGCGTCGCCGAGGAAGTCGTTATTGAAACTGCCGGAGGTATCGCAAATATAAAAATCATCAAAAACCGGCACGCCATTCTGGCCAGGAGTCACGTCTACAGTGTTTGCTGTGGCGTTGGCAGTGTTCTGCGTATCGCCGCTGAAATTAATAACCGGAGCCGAACTTCCGTTCAGACGCACCTGACTGACTCCGCTGGCATTGTCGATCGTCACTTTCCATTCGATATATATCCACGTATCCAGCGGAATCGGATTTGCACTGGTGGCCAGTACGGTGCCATTCCTTCGAACCTCTAATCGGCCATCGGTCTTTAGAAACAGTTCATCCTGCAACGTGGCTCCGTCCTTCAGTGCACACAAACGATTCTCTGAAGTGAACGCATTAATCTTGAAAGCAAATCCGACAATTAGAGTCGTTGTCGCAGGAATACCTAGACTGCATGAGCCGATCTGGCCGCTCGATTTCGTGATGGCGCTGCCGCCAAATCGACCGGTCGTAAACGTCCAGACGGACGCAGTCGACCACTTGCGCGCCATCAAAGAGACTGAATTGTAGTGATCAAAGCCGTCACAAAAGATCAGAGCCATGCGTTCGCTTCTCCCATAGGAAAGAATGAGACCTTCGCCGTAGGCAGACTTAAAGGTATTGTCATTTCAAATCATTCCTCAATCTAGACAGCCTCGGTCTCCGTGCTGATCCGCCACGTCCATTCGACCCACATCTGCATCGATCCTCGAATGCTTCCAGGGCCGCCGATGTTCTGAGGCAGATAGTCATCGTCCTCGCTGCGGATGTGCATCTTGCTGCTGATGTCGGTGGAGTTGGGAACGAACCAGATATCTGAAGCGATCGCCGCTTCAAACATCGCCTGGAATTCGTCGTTTTCGTCTTCGGGGAATCGAAAAACAAACTCTCGATAGATGCGGCGGAAGAATTCCCAGTCGTAACGTCTCCCGCCGGTCGTGATGTTGCGCACCTTTTCGACCAGCAGACCGGGAACCTTGTTGGACTCCCAGCGGCAGTTACGCGGCAGAAGCGTCAGGTCGCCGATAACGGTGGGTTCGGTTGCAGACCAGCCGAGATCCATCAGCGTGTCACGATCGCGCCTTCCAACGCCAAGACACGCTCCGCGATTCTAATCGCCATTCCGGCCTTATTCTTGTCGAGCCAGCTAATAAATTCCTCTGGAGTGTGCACGTCCGTCAGTTGCAATACGATTGCACCAGGCGCAACGGTGATGTGCTGCACGGTGCCGCCAGATCCGTCGCCGCCGCCCTCGACCGCACCTTGCGCGATGAGGTCACGTTTGATATTGGCGACAAGTGGCGACACAGTCGCGAAGGATTGATTTGCCGTGATGACGTTCTTATCTCCTGCTGCACTGAACCGGGCGAGATTGTCCTGAAACATCTGAAACTCGTTGGTTACAAGCTTCAGTTTGTTCGTCGCTGATAGTGAAGAGTCGGCCAGAATCCCAGCGAGAGTTTGCTTAACGAAGGTATCCTCAGACTTGACGATTTCGTTCGCAGACCGTCGCCCAGCCCCGATGCGTCCGAAAGTCTTGTTGTAGAGGTCGACGGCCTTGTCGGCAATCTGCAAGCCAAGAGCCACAGGGTTCTGTCCTGCAAGGGCCATCGCAGGATTGCCTGCCGCAGCATCGACACCACCGCCACCAAAGATTCCGCCCAGCAGCCCACCCTGGCCAGATCCACGGCCGAAAATCTTTCCCAGCAGGTTGCCACCGACACCGCCCAAGAGGCCGCCAAGCAAGCCGCCCTGCTGCTGTCCTTGTTGTGCCTGAGCCGCACTTCCACCAAACAGCAAGCCTGACGCCCACTGGCCGACTTTCCTACCCAGTCCTTCCAGTTGATCCTTGAACGGCTTAAAGAAGCCGTCCAGGAACGATCGTCCCAGCGACTTCGCGGTACTTAGCCCGATATCCTTCAGCCGCCGGAAACTGAAATCGAAGTCGACGATCATGTCGACCAGATTGTCGGAGATCGAACCGAAGGTATCCTCAAAGGAATCGGCCAGCTTCTGTGCTTCTGATTTCTGTCGCAGGATGCTGACCGTGCTCTTATCCAGCGTGACGCCCAGCACCTTGGCTCGCTCGATAACGTCTTCCATGCGAGCACCGAAGACGGCCTCGATCTGTGCTGCGCTATAGCCTTCGTCGGCAAACTTCGCCATGTCTCCAGCCAGCCGCTCGATCTCGTCGGCGTTATCCGCGACGCTCTGCCGGAAGGCTCCCCAGCGTGCCATGTCGGCAAGTTTCGGAGCCAGGTCGCCGCGATCAATGGTCACCTCTTGCTGCTGCATGCGGCCGCGTAACTCTTCACGTTCTCTGGCGAAGATGTCCGACATGCGTTCATAGACTTCGGCGAGATTCTCTTGTGCGGCCTTCAGTTCATTGACGCGCACGACCTGCGTGGCCAGCAATCGGATGTTGTCGCTGATCTCGAAGCCGTGCTCGCGCTGCGCCTTAGCGGCTTCCAGAATCTGATCGCCGTAAACACTGAGGATGTCGCCGTCGGTCAGGCCTTTAATGTTCGCGCGGAGTTTACCGATCAGCTTGTCGTATTCATCAGCGGGCCGCAGCGATTCAGTGAAGGATTCCTTCAGCCGTTCCAGTTCCTTTGCCGCTTTGTCGGCCTCGTCGGAGAGTCCACCAAGATCGATGCCGCCCGGACGTTTGCGGAGTTCCGGATTGCCAGCTTCAAAAGCTTCGAGGGCCTTGCCGGTTAGCCCCGGCGGGCCAAGACGTGGCGGAGGGATCGTTGTCTCGGCGAGATCTGCCAGAGAGCCCGTGAGTTTTCCGAGCCCGTGAAGAAAGAAGTCATCGGCGTCCGGCAACGGCAGCTTCTTGATCTGCTCACCGATTCTGCCGATAGCATTCGCGACGGCACCCAGCGGTCCACCGAGCGAGCCGGCATAATCGAGGATCAACCTTAATTGCTGTGCAAATTCAACCAGACCGCCGGAGATCGCATCCTTGATGTTCCCTGCAAAGAAAACAACCACCTTGCCGAGCCGCTCCAAGTCCGAGGCGAGTTTGATCACGACATCCGTGAGGCCGGTGAAATCAGAGATCTTCTTTCCGATATAGACCGCAGCCAGTCCAGCACCGACCTTTGTCAGGAGTGGCAGCAGCCGCGTCAGCGCGCTGCCCAGACCAGCGATAGAACCCGACAGGCTTGTGACGCCCTTTGCGGCCGTAGCGGCTTTGGCGCCGCCAGGGACCAGGATCTTGGTGAACAAATCGATGCCTGTCGTGATCTTGGGCAGAAGGTTGCCGAGTGCACTGATGCCGATCAGAAACCCGCCGGCACCGACCAGCGCTGCAGACGTTCCTGCAATTGCTCGCGTGAGCCCCGGATGTTCCTTCGCCCAGCTCGAAAGCATGGCAATGGCGTTATTGCCCATTTCGACCATCCTGGTCATCGCCGGAAGGAGCGCTTTGCCGATCTGGTTCGCCAGGCCCTGCATCGCGAGGCCGGTCTCCTTCAGAGCATCGTTGAAGTCGTCGCCGAGTTTTGCTTCCGTCTCCGTCAGCGCAACGTTGTACTTATCGATCAGACTGGTTGCGCGAGCGAAGCCTGCCGATCCCTGGTTCAGCGTGGGGATCAGTTCAGCGCCGTTCTTGCCGAGCGCCTTCATGACGATGGCGGTTTTTTCTGTGCCGTCCTTCATCCTGGAGATTCGGTCCGCGAACTCCGGCAAGACATTGGCAGCCTGACGCACATTACCGCCGGCATCTTTGATGTTGATGCCCAGAGACTTGAAAACCTTCGCAGACTCCCCGCCCTTGGTCGCTGCGTCAAACATGGTTTTCGACAGTTTCGCAGTCGCGCCCGTGATGCCTTCGAAGCTACTGCCGGATTGTTCAGCAACGAGACGCAGCGCCGAGAGTTGCCGGATACCGATGCCGGTCTTTTGGGATGCCTCCAGCATCTCGTCGCCGTAGTCGGCAGCCTTCTTGGCCATGGCAACCAGCGCGCCGCCCACCACTACGCCGGCGGCCACCAAAGACTTGCCGACAGTGGACGCAAACTGCGTCATTGGCTTCAGCGACTTCTGGAAGGCCGTCGCGTTGCGCTCGGCCTGCTTCAGCCCCGCCGTCCACTGGTTGACGTTGATCGTCAGGTTCCCAGTGAGGGAGGAAACCTTGGCAGCCATTAACGCTTCCCGCCTCTCATGGATTTCTGGATCTCATCGGAAAGTATGTCGGCCATGGACTCAATAGCCCTGTCCTCTTCCTGCCGGAACGCTGGATCTAGGAACGGCTGCGGATCGCCTGGCCCATAACCGGCCTCCTGGAATAATCCCCAGAAGGCTTTCGTGGACGGACCGATCAGCACGCTCACGACGTTGGCGTCATTCTTCAGGCCAGCACCGGAAACGATGATGTTCCTGCTGAGTGTTCCGGTCAGCACCGGGGCAAGTTCCCCTGCCCGTTGACGGATCGGTTCTGCCGCCTGCTTCAGGGCCTTCTGCATCACCGGCCGTCGTTTCGACCAGTCCAGTTTCTTGAAATCCTCATAGAGAGCCGGGAAGCCTGAGATGGTGAACTGCGCGCTCATTTGGAGGTTTTCTTGCGGGCTCGTTTGACTTTTTTCGGCTCAGCGGCCAGAAACACCGCCGCGATTTCACGCGGTGTCTGGATATGCACGGCTCGTTCTTCGGGTTGTTCCCGGATGGCCGTCATGAAGTCCTGCGGCATCTGGAAGGCCGTATCCGCCTTGCGGTTGACATTGAACAGCATCGAGGCGACCAGCCGATCGCCGGCCGGTTCCATCCGGTCCAAAGCGACCCACGTCCTGAACTCCTCGGCCGACATGCGCTCCATCATTTCGTCCCGGATCTGATGGAGTTGACGGGCCAGCCGATAGGAGAAAACTAGGACAGGGTCGCGAAGGAGTTTTTTTCGATTTCCTTGTCGGCCTTCTCCCCCATGCCATTGTTGGCCTGGATGAAGTCGCAGACTTCGATCAACGCCTCGAGGGCCATGTTCTTTTCGATGTTGTCGATGTCGTCATCGCCAAGATACCGGTTCCCTTCTTCATTGACCGCGCTGAGAACCAGTTGTAAGGCGCGGGAGCTCGCCCGGCCGGTTTTTTTCTCATACTCGATCAGGCGCTCGAGGTCGCGCGCACTGAGTTGCTGCAGTTTGATGTTGATCGTTCCATCGGAGGAAACGAAGTCGTAAATCTTGCGTTTCCCCCAATTCAGAACGTCTTCGCGAGTAGCTACTTTTAAACTCACAAATCTCCTTTAGGGAATTTCTGTCACGACGATCGGTCCGTCGATCGCAAACTGGAAAACGATCTGCATGGGGTCGTTCGGGGCAATCGTTCCGCCATCGTCATCGATTGGAACCACGGTGAACGCCTGACGGAAGGCCGTATCCGTTTCGAAGGCCGGATAATCGACGCGGATGTTGATTTCGGTCCTGTCCATCAGGGTATCGATCAACTGGATGGTGTCGGATGTTTTCCAAAGCGTGACGGTGGGCTGTTTTCCGTCCTTCAGTCCGCGCGTGTATTCCATCGACTCATCCGGGCTGTCCAGGTGAGTGATATCGACGCGCGGCCGAGTCCGGCCAATGCCCGTGATGTTGACGACTTCAGGGATCTGCGTGAACACTTCCGGGCTCATGCCGTCCCCGTAATAGATTTTTGTCCCGTATCCAATCCGGCCAAGTGACTCCGTTCCGGGCATGGTTTAGTTCCTCCTCAGTTTGCGTGTGAAATGAAAAAGCCCGCCTTCCCGGCGGGCCTTCGTGCGAACAATCGAAAACTTTTTTAGCTGGGCGGGCGCTCTGCGTGCGTCACGGTGAGCACCGACTCGACCACGCGCGATTGTGTCTTGCTGCGGTTGTCGCTGAAGCCTCCACTGAATTCGATCCGCTGGATAAATAGCGACTCCTGCGGTGAGGCGTTATTCGAAACGATCCCCCGGAAGCCGTGCAGCGCCTCAAACAGATATTTGTGCGCGAGTTTCGCCGTTCTGAAACTCTGCGTGTCCTTGGCCAGCGAGATGAACTGAAGGCGCGAGATGGCGAAACCGCTGATTCCTCGCTGGTCGTCGTCGAGATTGCTTTCCCGGATGTCATCGACTTTGCTGTAGACGATCATGGGATAGTCGGTCGCCTGGGGCGCTTCATCGGGAATCAACTTCTGACCGATCAGTGCAGCCAGAGGGGCATACGCCAGTGCCTGTATGCGGACCGCAGCCTCAACATCCAGCACTTAACGAACCTCCGACACTTCAATGTGGATTTCTTCAAATCGGCCAATGATGTTTGCATCGGTGATGTTGTAATAGCGGATGACTTGCGGGCTGGATCGATAATCCTCGATGTATTTCAGCCGGTGCGTTGCCGAAAGTGTTTGGGTATTGATGTCGCCGCGATAACGGATGCGAAAGCGCCCTGTCGTGTCCGTGTGCCGCTTTTGCGCTTCCGGAAATTCCTGGCTGCCGACACGTTCCAGACGCGTGGATCGGATATTGGTCAGATCGTCCTCTGGTTCGCTGGTGAGTTCGCCATAGTCGTTTCTCGGTGCATCCGGGTCATTGGGATCTGGCAACCGCTGCAAGGTGACGTACCGGTCCAAGGCGCCCGCCCCGCCACGAAAACCCATCAGCCAGGGAACCCCGCAGGGAGATCCTCAACTCGCATATTCCGATAGCCGCTGGAGTCCTTCTTTGAAGTATTGCCATCGTGGATCCGCGCGACCAGATAACTCTCCCCGTCAACAGCGTGCAATTGGTAGGCATTGAGAGCCCCAAAGACGAAATGGTTATCTTCGCCGATCGAGTCGTCGCGGAATCGATTCTCTTGCCAGAAGGATTTTCGATAGCAGAGCGAACTGCCCAGCGCGTAAAACCTGTCGCCGATGTATTTCGTCACGCGGCCCGGCTGCGGGCCATAGAACAGCAGGCTATGGTATCCGATCACCGCTTTTCCCGACTCTTCCATCAGCCGAACCTGATGCGAGATACGATCGAAGCGGCTGAAGTCATCAGAATCCCAATGGACGATAATGTCACCGCGGGCGAGTTCGCAAAGTGCATTGCGTTTGGCTCCGATGCTCGCACGGTCCTGGAGCCTATAGTGACAGACGCCAATCGGTTCTGGCCAACCAAACGGAAACGACGCATTGTCGGTATCGTCCAGAATGAGAAGTTCTTTCTCCGTATAATCCTGCCTGCGAAAAGATTCGACAGCTAGCAATGCCATTTCTGGACGCCCGCGCGTCGGCATGATGGCGCTAACCAGCAGCGCCAAGGCGTTCCCCTTCAAGACTCGCCCAGCCCCCGCCGCGGCGCGCGCGTTCCTGTTTCATCGCAGCAAATTCTGCGCGTTTACCGCGTCCGTACCAGTTCTCGGATGGGCCAATTCCCGCATGGGTCAACCAGATATCGAGCGCCGGCGCGAGACGTTTGACGTTTCTCCAGCGCAGCATGATCGATGAGTCGTAATTCCCGCCGTGCGTCCAGCAGGTTTCAAACAGCGGCGTGGCCAGCGCAATCGGGTCCCCGGAATGGAACAACTGAAACCAGCCATAACCGTGCGAATCATCACGAATGGCTTTCCCTGACTCGTCATGGCGCGCTGCACCATAGAGCCAGCCAGGCTCCACACCGACAAGCTTCGAACACCAGCCCAACTCCGGGGTGATATCGGCGTCGAAGAGCAGGACCCAATCCCTCGGGCTGGCAGCGGCATAGGCCTCCGACAGCGCGAGGCCCTTGTTGAACGCGGCTCCGTTTCGCGTAAAGGCGTCGGTTCGAAAGACACTGGCGTGATGATCCTTGGCGACGGCAACGGTCGCATCGTCCCGAAGATCAGTAACGACCGTCAGCCTGTCGAGCCCGGGAACCCAGAGCGGCAGCGCCCTTGCAAGGTGATCCGAATAGTCGACCGATACGGTGAAGCCGTGAATTCTCATCCGTTGCCGTCGATGTAGCGCACGGCGACTCCGTGCTGCATTGAAAGTTCCTCGACCAGATGCTGGACGTCCTCGGATTCGCGTCGGAGCATCCATTCGTTCCACCTTGCCGATCCCTCTCGCAAAATGACGCGTTGCGCCTGGACCGAAACATTCGAGCGAATGAGCAGAATCAACTGCGGCAGACTGGGCCAGATCTCCCGGATCAATCCGATGTTGTTTTCGCGTCCCCATTGCCATCGCACGAGGATCGGGGAGACCTTCGCCTCGTCTAACAGCTGCTCCGCGCTCATATCGCCGTCCTGAATCCAGACAGGACGGCAGGGCGGCAGACCGAAACCGGCCGGACTCCTCACCGCTCGATCAATGAAATGTTTTTTCCCGACAGCCGTGCCGCCGTAAACCCAGAAAATCATCGTGTGAACAGGTAGAGCGGCCGATCGATGGCGCTGCGCCCGATGAGGGTCCCTTCTTTGTAATGCGTGTGCTCGAGGATCGCCGGGATCGCGTCGGACTCGCCGAACGGCAGCGAGCCGGCATACTGGCCGCCGAAGTCGAAGAACATCCGCGGCGCCGTCCAGCTGAGCTTCCGCAGTGTCACGTAGCACTCCTTGAAATACATGGCGACGCTGAAACACAGCACGACGTCGAAGAGCGGCTTCAGGACCATGGCGCGCGCGCTTTCGGTCTCAACATCGAAAACGGCGTAACTCGACTTGGGATCCAGTTCTCTAGCGGCCGCAATCCACTCGAGCGACCGATCAATCCCGATAGCGGTCCACCCGAGGCGTTGAAACGCGCGGCAAAACCAGCCGGTATGGCAGCCGACATCGAGGACCAGTCCTGGCTTCGGCAGGTGCGGCACCATCAGGTCAAACCGTTCCTGACAGGGTTGCTGGGCGCTGCAGTGCGCAAATGGCGGCGTCTCGATCGGTTGATAGAGCGGCTGTGAGAGCGCCTCGACGGCCTTCATGCGGACACCTTTTCCGCTGCCGCGGCGGTGATGGCGAAGTCCAGAGCGTTACCGGTGGCTCGGAAGTCGTAAAAGTTCCGGCAGATCGCCGCGTAGTGGACGCGCTCCTCGCCGTTCCAGGTCCTGTCGGCATAATCGATGGCGTCGCGGATCTCGTCGAGCGAAGCATTTGCCGGGATCCGCACCAGCGCCTTATCAATCCCCGGCAGCACGTCATGCGCCGGCAGGTTCGTGACCGGCGTGGTGCAAACGGCCACCGATTCGATGATCTTGCGCAGGGCGAAGCCAAACTTCGATGCTGTGGCGACGTGGACTCGATATTGTGCGATCTGGCGCAGGTAGTCGGCCGTGTGGCAGCCCTTGTTCGAATACCCCGGGTGTTTGAGTAGTTCGACACCCAACGCTTCTCTATGCAGCGCGACCATTTTCCGCAGGGGATAAGCGTTACTCATCGCTCCAGACACGACGGCGCGCTGTCGATCGCGAGGGATGTGCAGCTGTAGCGTGGCGTCGATGCTGTGGAACGTCCGAATCGTCAGATAAGGCAGAATCCATGGATTCAACGGAACCACGCTCTGGTCGTGGTAGTACGTCAGGACGGCGTCGGCTTCGACCTCTTCGCAGAACCGCCGGTGATAGTCCTGGCTTCCCCCGGCATCCTTCACGACGCACAACTTAAAGATCTCCGGATGCCTGGAGAGTTCGCCGAGATTGGAAAACTCAATGTCCTTGCGAAACGCTCCGGACATTTCCGGATCCCAATCTCGGCGGTCGCTAACCAGGACCGCGGTCGGTTCGTATTTCTCGATCAGTTTTCGAACATCCCGGCAGCCATCGTCATATCCCGCGCCGGCAAGGATCCAGCCGGCAGCCTCGAGGCCCGCCTGCAATTGCTCGCCCTCGTCAGTCATGTGGCGGCGATAGTCGATGTTCGCCAGGACGAGCTTAGACATGGATGACACCGACGCCGCAGGATGTTCGTTTCCAGATTCGGAACCATCCCTCGTAGGAGCTCGCCGGCGGCAGGCCTGCGCGCTCTCGCTTTTCAATCTCGTCATATTCCGAGGTGTCGACGATGGTCTCGATCCGGTGCCCTTTCCTTTCGCAGATCCGGAGAGCGCGCCTGGCATTGGGTTCGATCTGGATATCGTGAAGGAAGATCAATCCACCTTTGCGCACCATCGGCAGATACGCCTCGACGTCCTTATCAAAGGCCGATTTGTCGCCGTCGATGAACAGAACATCGATCTGACGGCCGGCGAGGTCCTTATCGACGATGGCGACTGTCTCGGGGTCATAACTGGACCGATCCGAAAAGAAGCAATCCATATTGATAAAGTGTTTCAGGAACGGAAAATAGAACGGCACGCCGCGAATCTCGATGGCGATCGCCACATCCGGACAGAAGGCCTTGACCCAGTGATAAAAGCTGCCGCCTTTGTCGCTGCCGATTTCCATCACCACTCGAGGCTCGATCCGTCGCGCCATCGCAATCATTTTCTCGGTCTCGCGCATGCGCTGCAGTGGAAACAGGATGCCGTGCTGGAAAATCTCCGGATAAATGTCGCAGCCATAGGGCGCATCATCGCGCTCGAGAAACTTTTCCCAGGCCTCGACGATGCCGGCCGGAAATGACGTCAGGTTTCGCAGGTGCTGCTCGAGTTCGGCGTTGGTCACGCGTGGACCCTCGTGTAATCGGTGGTTCGCTGGCATTGGCCACGGAGCTGCTCGACCTCCTGAATCTTCGTTCCGAGGTTCCGGCGATCGACAGCCAGTGGCAGAAACGAGCTGGAAACGCGGTAGGTCTCGTCGGAATCCAGATTGCCCTTGTCGCGCAGCGGACCGCCGCAGCCGCGGTCGCAGCAGTTCTTAACCTGTCCAGCGAAGGTCGCCATTGGCTCGCGCCACCAGCCCGGCACGGCAACAATCCCACTGTTCTCGCCACGGATCCCGTCCATGGCCGCCGCGATCTCGCAGAAGTAGCCAAACGGCTTTCCTTCGCGCTCGACGATGGCACCGGACCAATCGCGGTTGTAGTCGCAACTTTCACGGAGGGCGGTCCATTGATCCTCCGTGATCCCGAAATCCCGATAATCGAGCAACAGCCCGGCGTGCTTCGCCGGAGAGTGGATGCTCTGACCGATCACACGACCTGGAAACCAGCGATTCATTTCGTCGGCCGCGGCGCCGTTCATGTGCGCGTTCAGATTCAATCCGCCGGCGTTGAAGCGGCCGACGCCTCGACCGAAGGTCTCCGCAGCGATGGCGCCGTGTTTCATCAGGTTGTTGGTCCAGAGGCCGCGATGTTCCGGCGTAATATGCTTTGCCATGATCCGGCAAAGTTCCGGAAATTGCGGATGGACACAGGGATTCCCACCAAACATCGCCACGAGACCCGGCCAGTCGGCAACCGAGATACAGGCCCCCTCGAAACACTCCAGCGACATAAACGCATAGTCGACGCGGAAGGGCAACAGTTGCGTGCAATTCGAACAATTGCGATCGCAGCGCGTGGTCACGACGATCTGCATAATGTCGTTACCGCGCGGGTCGGAGATTTTATCGATAGGAGCCAGCATGCCAGCGTGAAAGGCAATAAGGACTGATCAGGGTTTCGCGGACAGCGGCAAAACGGCCCGCTGCATCGAGGCTTTCCATTTCACTGGTGCCACGGATTTCATACAGATCGGCAATAGCAAACAGCACGGCTGTCAGAATGTCTTCGGGGAGTTCCTCGCTCAGGTAGCCAGCGGCAAAGTTGATCCGAACCGGCGAAATGGATCCGGTGTCGGGACTCGGCCAACTGCTGCCCAGCGGATACTGCACGACGCCGCCGTCATCATCGGTCAGATCTTCTTGATACCCCGTGCCGACAGGACTTGAGGACGGGCCATTGAGGACCAGCATCTCGCCGCCGGACGCATATTCGATCGATGAGACCGATTGCGTCTTGCCCCGAGGCAGCCGGATCCCACGATAGGGGAAACATTCCAGCGTCCACGCATGCGCACGCGCGACAATCGACCGGTGCATTGCCCCCTCTGCCCAGGTGATCGCGCTGCGTTGATAGCTCTCCAGCAATACATCATCGTCGCCGATATCGATCCGGCAATGTTTCCGGACCAGATCAGCGGTTACCGGCAACGCCGATGGCAACGGATCAATGACCAGACGCAGGGGTCTTGTTAGATACTCGGTCATTTTTCAGCAGTTTGTTTTCCGGAGCCGGCATCTTCCGACGTGGAACATCAACCGGCTTTCTCGGTTTCTTTGCGTTTCGTTTCTTCATTGAAAATTAAAAAATAGGCGGGGCCGAAACCCCGCCGGAGTTGGGAGACGGGAGACTTACGACGTCCGGAGCCACTTGATGGCATCGTTGTTCAGAACGATACCACCCTCACGCCGACGGATATAGAACCTGACGAAGCCGACGTTGGTGACATTGTCGCGCGTGATGCGCAAACCGACGCGATCAACAAGCACATACCCGCGCCGGAAATCGCCGAAGGCCACCGGGAACTTGGCCGAACCGACGTCGTCCATTTGTTCCCATGTTTCAAACGGGAAACCGAGCAGGCGATCCGGCTGACCGGGCTGCAGTCCTGGCGCCCACAGGTACTGATCGTTCTGATCCTTCAGCTTGCGGATGGCGCCGATCGTCACGCTGTTGAACGTCCATGTCGCCGCGCTCCGATACATGCTGTTGAGCGCATACACCATATCGATCAGAGAGTCCGGATTGATGACGATCGGCGAGGCGACCGTGTTTTGAATGTACTGATAAGCTGCCGCCGCACGTAGCGGAGACGCCCAGTCTGCGGTCGTCACCGGCGTGGTGTTCAGCATGCCGGTCGGCTTGCTCGTGCCGTTGCCGGTCAGCACTGCAACGCCTTCCTGGTAGGCGAAGGCCTGCGCCGCCTCATTGGTAAGCCACTCCTCGACGCTGAAGAACACGTCATCGAGCGACCACTCTGACGCCTGCGGATAGGCGTACAACTCGCCATGGGTCGGCGTGACTTCGCGCAGTTGCGGCGTTGTCGTGGCGTTGCGGGTATCGGTTTCACCGACCCAGCCGGAGCCGACAACCATGCTCGTTCCGCCGCCGATGTTGACGAGTTCCTTGTAGTCACTCGTGCCGGTCCGGACGACTTTGATCAAACGGCGCACTGGAGAGAATTTCTTCTCCAGATTTTCGATCATGCGGGAGATCTCTTCGGGAACGCCGAAGCCGCCTGCCGATCCTGTGCCGATGGTGACATCCTTCTTGCCGAGCTCCCAGAGTTTCTGCTCGTGGTGCGGCGACTGGCCCTTGTGGCGGATCCAGTCGATGAAGGCCTGCTTGTATTCGTCTTTCGCCTTCTCCTCGACGGTCTTTCCCGGCTGCTTGCTACGCGATTCGAGTTCCTCGATGCGCTCGCGATGGAGTTGCATCTCCACCTCGAGGCTTTTTTTGATGTCGCCATACTTGGCCAGATCGGTCTCGATCTTTTTCAACTGCGCGTCGAGTTCCTTGGCGCGAGCTTCGTTGCCGGATTTCGTTGCCTCAATCCGATCGTCGTTGGTTTTCTTGAATGCGTCGAACGCCTTTGCCTGATTGTCGATGGCGTCCATGATGGACTGGAATGAAGTGGACATAAGCCCCTTTCGAAAATTAAAAAGCCGCCCGAAAAGGCGGCTTGATGGGTTGGGATTTTTGGGGAAAACGATCAGCGCCGGAGTGCAGCACCAATCATGGATCCCGTGATTGAATCGAGGGCATGTAACGCTTTCGCTACAGCCTCCTCCTCGACATCGCCGGCATCCCACCGGGGTCCTGGCATCCCACCAGGGCCATCGTCGAAAATCTTGGCAATCAGAATGCGCGACACCGTTTTAGAACACCCTACATCCCGCAGGGCGCGCTCAAACTCGCGCTCGGTCGGCACATATTCCCCGTCGCGCGACAAGCGTGATTTTGCGCCTTCCACGCGTGCCAGGGGATTCATGGCCAGAGACACTAAAGACACTTCCCAGAGGTCGATTTCTTTCAAGAGCCGATTGCCTTCTTTGTCGTAGGCCACATCATTCGGGACGTAGCCAATCGACAGGCCTCGAACCGCTTTCATGTTCAGCAGCGTGCGCATTTCATTGCCCAACTGCGTATCCGCCAGCACGCCCTTGACGTAGAGACCGCGATCGTCCTCGCGCATTTCGACCCACTTGCCAGGGACCTGATCCATGGCATGCATCCAAAACATCTGCGGCAACATCCCGGCCCCCTGATGTTCGGCAATACTCTTTGCGAAGGCGCCTGGCATGACGATATCACCGCCAAGATCAACATTCCCAAAAACCGAACCATGGCCTTCGAACTCGCGAGTACCAAGCGCCTTGACGTGCAGCGGGATATCAAGAGTTGGTTTCATGCTGGGGTTCCTCCTGGAGGCGCAGGCCGGGCGCCGCTTTGACCGGATGGGCCCTGCTGCCAGTACGTTTCGCCGCCGTTCTCTTTCGAGATCGGGTTCATGTTTTCGTTCTCACGCCAATCGTTCGGGCAAATCACACCGGCCTCGCGTTGGATCTTCTGGCCGTCCTGGCGCGTCTTGAAGTCGCCGCGCAGCAGTGCATCGATATTGAACCGGATAATCACACCGGAGTTGCGATCCTCCGTCGTCAGAAGATCGCGTTCCATGGCCGATTCAAAAATGCGACAGATCGGCAGGACCACATCGGTCACGGCGTTCAGGTTCTGCTGTTCGGCGTTATTGAAGGTTTGGTGTTCCAGATCACCAACGATGTAGAGCGGCACGCCAAAAGCACCGGCGATCACCGTGCGCTGCAATTTTCGCGTCTCCAGAAACTGCGCCTTATCGTTCTCGATGCCAACCTGCTCTCCGATGTCGATGCCCTTGGGCAGCAGCATCGCCCGGAAGCGGCCGCGCTTCTGATAGGCCAGCTGGAAATCGTTCACGAACTTATTGCGCTCCTCGTCGGTCCTGAAACCGATGAAACCCTCGAGGAATTTGAAAATAATCCCCGGCATCGCACCACCGCCGAAGAAGGATGCCCCGAACTTCTCTGCCGCAATTTCCAGAGCGATCGCTTCCCGGCAATCATGGATCGGAGAGTCGCCTTTCAGCCCATCCCGCGCCGGTCCGCGTGCATAATGCACTTCCCTGGGTGTGTAGTCTCGCTGGCTGCCATCGCCCGAGGTGACACGATACGTCACGTTGTAATCGTCGTCCTGCAGAATCTCGACGGCACTGGGCATCAGCGGTATCAATCGCCGGATAGGACCGGTCTGGCCGCGGGATTTCCACGCGATAAAGCGTCCATAGCGCAGTAAACGGCTAGTGGCGTCTTCCCAATACTCCACGTCGCTTTGCCACTCGTTCGGTGTCTTTAACAGTCGCGCTACGGGATGGTTCGGAAGTTGTTCTTTCTTCGTTCGACCGTCGCTGTCTGACTTCTGAAAAACATGTACAGGCAGCGAAATAATGCGTCGCGTGATGCCTGTGACAATTGCATGGACCGTGGGCGATTCCATGCAATTCTCTGGCGTCACGGTGATCCCTGAGGAGGTCTGCATGATGGCCTCGATGCGGCGGACCACCTCGTCGATCGACAGCGTGACCGCCTGTTTCCTTGAGAACCAGTTCAGCCAACTCATCCGATGACGACCAGAGAGCCCTCAACATGCTGCCCCTGCAAGGCGCCGGTCGCGATCACATCCACGCGAGCCTGATGACTCAACACGGCACACATCGCCAGGTCTATCTTGTGCGGCGAATCGCTGCGTTCCTTTTCGATCAGCCAGAGAGGCTTGCCCTGTTCGTCTTTCTCGCTCAGCACGCGTTTATACGCGTTCCCGATATGACGCGTGACCGCCTCATTGCCATCGTGAGAAAACGTTCCCTCTTTGATGGCGGTATCGAAACATTCCAGGGCATGGCTCATGTGGCTGCGGCGATTGGTCCACCATTCCACAACGCGTTCTTCCCCGAATTCCCCGGACCACTTCGCAAGCCACTCCTGCCAGTACGGTGGATCGGCATACATGCGCGACACCGAATAGCGGTCGAACGCCTCACGCACGCACGCATCGACTTCCACAGCAGGAACCTGCCAGTTCTCGACGCCATACGGCTTTTCCCAACATCCCAGCAGGAACTGATAGCCGGTCTCGACGTGCGTTCCCACAAGGCCCGTGGAATCGTGGAACTTCGAACCGTCAAATCCAAGGGTGATCAGATCCCCCGGCTTGACCGGACTTGCGGCTTTAAGTTTCTTGTAAACGAGAACATCGAAAGCCTTCCGCGTCGAGCGCACAAGGCGATTCCCATAGACACGTTCGATGTAGGATCGATCGGAGGTCGGATCACGCCATAACTGCAGGATGCTTTCGTTGTCGCGCCATTCTGCGCAGGGTCCCGCCGCCTCAATAATCGCGGCTTTCGCTCCAGATTCGGTCTTCCAGTCGTGCTTATCGGAGGCCTGACGATGAAAGAAAAACAGGCGGTCATCTTTCAGCGTTCCATTCTCGATCTGCTTGGCGTAATCCATCGTCGCCTCAGCAATCGATCCTGCACCGGGCTCTGGCGCCGTCGTTGTCTCCAGCGTCCAGGCATCCGCCAGTTTCCGCTTGGGAATGTTGGTCAGCATCGTCTGGTGGGCGCGCTTCAGCCGCTCCAGAGTCCACCAGTGCGTTTCATCGCAGATCTGAAACGTCGTGCGTGCGCCGTCTCGAGCGCTGGGCGCGCCAGAAATCGAAACGGCTTTACCGTCGCCTTTAATCCGCATGATGCGATCGAGGCCGATATCGAAATCATTGCGCAATGGGCTCGACTCGAGGATCACCCTCAGCGCGCCATAGCAGAGCTCGTCGGATTGTTCTTCCGTGTAGGCGCACAAGACGATGAAGGGATCGGTCACCGGTCCGCCGACAGGCTCATCACCATTCCAGCCGACGCAGCGCACCGGAGCTCCCGGGTGCAGCTCCGCTGCCGCGATCCACGCCGCGAGCTCGGTCTTTGCCGTTCCCTTGGCCATCGAAATCCCGGCACGCTTGAATCGCCGGCGGCCGGCCATCTTGTGTTTGCGGGGATAGACTTCGTAAAAACGCCAAATCAAAGCGCGCTTCTCATCATCGAGCCGCGCCGGCAGACCGCGGAGGTCCCCGGGACCAAAGACCAGATTCTCCTCGATCCAGGCGCACGCCTGGCCGCCCAAACTCGGCCACGCCTTGCGATCTCTGGGAACCATCAGCACCGACATCAGACCGCTCTTAAGACCTTTCTCGGATCAAGCGTCGGACTCTGCGGTTGCGACTGAGGCCGCGGCTTCTCTTCCGCAGCTGCCGTAATCGTCCAGTTCATGCGGTTGCGATCCCAGTTGGACAGACCAAAGCGCGACGTCTGCCGAATGATTGCGGCGTCCAGTTTCGCGCGATCGTCGGGAGATGTGGCTCGCCAGAAGTCATCGATCAGTACGGCGGCCCGAACGAGCTCGTTTGCGTCCGTATTCAGAAAGCGCGGCGCCATGGGTGATTCCCATAGATCTTTCCACCATTTCATCGCCAGGGGATGCCACTTCAAGCCATGGCGCGTTGGAAGTTTGGGGATTTTGATCGTTCCGGCCGGCGGCACAGACAATTCCGCCTGCTCCGCTTTGACATTCCGCCGTTGACGGATTGCCGGATCCTTCGGCGGTGGGCCCGGCACCTACGCTCCCAACCCGTACAGACAATTTCCCGAG